GTTTTGGGAATTTCAAAAAGATATAATGGGAGAAAATAAACTAGCAGAGCTAATAAAATCTGGAGAAGCAGAGATTGTTTTTGTGGAAGATGTATGTCCAGAAGATGAAGATGAATGTTACTTTGTAAAAGTTTCTTTTTCTATTCCAATAACAATGGATGGAATTGTTTATCATGATGAAATGGAGTTAGTATGAAACAAGGATTTACAGCAGGATGTTCTATTGAAGTAACTTTAAGTCTAGGAGAAAAGACTTATGAATTTGTAAAGCCAAGTTATTATGCTGGTGTTACAGAAGAATGGGAAACTGACCAAGATGGTTTAATGTCAGAAGAAGCCCTTAAAGAACGCATTAATCATTTTCAGCACGAGCTTCGTGCTTTGGTTGAAAAAGAAATTGATGTTGATATCTATGATATTAAGAAAGTAAAATTGTATCAAGAAATTCTAAAAACAAAGGGAAATAAATAGTGCCCTTGTTCTTCTCATGGTTTTGTGGTAAAATAGTAATAAGGTTAGTACAATAGAAAGGAATGGTAGTATATGGGTTGGTTTTCTAAGGGGTTTGATGATGCAGAGGCACAAGTAGCAGCAACAAGTACCGGATGGGTTAGAGACTTTTTCATGAAAAATGGAGAAAAAGCCGAGGGAGTAAGAATTATTGACGATGATACAGTTAATATTCGTGCCCATTTTGTAAAAGGTAAGGGTTGGTTTACTTGTATCCAAGGTGTTGATGATGAAGCTTGTCCTCTTTGTGAGGCAGGAAATAAAGCACAAAACCAATTTGTGCTTAATATTATTGACCCTAGAGAGTATACTGATAAAAACAATAATACACATAAAAACCAAGTTAAACTTTGGAGAGTAGGCATTACTCTATTGCGTCTTCTTAATAAAAGACGAAATACTTATGGGCCTTATCCTACTTTGAAACTTGACATTGAAAAAATGGGTGCTGGTGCTTGGGATATTGTAGCTGAAAAAACTGATGAGGAAATTAAATTTGCTGAAGGTGAAGAACCCTATATTCGTGAGGAAGTTCTTGCTCCTAAAAGTAGAAAAGAACTTCTTGCTATTATAAATAATGATAGCTTTAGTTCTAATAATAATGATGACGATGATGATGACGATGATGAAGATATAAGTTGGAGAAAGGTTTAAAATAAAATATTGGGGAGAGGGGTTAATTCCTCTCTCCCCTTAATTTTTATTAGGAGAGATATGGTTATAAAAACTGTTGAAGAATTAGATAAAGCACTAGAAATTTTATCGACTTCTGAAATAATAGCATTTGACTTTGAAACTATGCCTTCTGGATTATTCCCAGAAGTTGACAAAAAAGAAGCTGCCCTTCATCATAAAATGTGTGAGCTTGAAGGTCTTGCTTTAAGAAGTGAAAAATTAGACCCAATATACATACCTATTTCTGATACAGAAATACCTAGAGTATACTTAACAGAAAAGATAAGTACTCTCTTTAGTCAAGAATCATTATTTGTAGCTCATAATATTCAGTTTGATGCTAAAATAGCTGACTATTTCTTTGGTGCAAGACCTAAAAATAAGTTTTGTACCCTTGTTGGTTATTGGTATCTTGATGAAAATACTCCTAAAGATGCAAAAACATTAGGTAAAAAACATTTTGATATTGATATGATTCCTTATGATGAAGCTAAAAAATTAGGGGAAAAAGATTTTTATGATTATGCTAAACGAGATGCAGAAGTAACATATAGATTATATTTCTTTTTAAGGGAAGCTCTTGAAGAAAACCACTTTGATTTAGCATCAACATTAGAAATGAATTTTATTGATGTGCTTATTGATATGACTCTCTATGGCACTCCTTGTGATTTTAAATACCTTAAAGAAGGAGAGAGAATCCTTACTAATAAAGTTTTGGAACTTGAGGCTAAAATATACAAGGAGTTAGGAGAGTTTAATATAAATTCTCCGCAGCAACTTTGTGAAAAATTATATGGGATTAAAATAAAGAGAAAAAAAGTAAACGGAAAATTTTTATCTACTTTTGAGAAAGTAGAAGATTATGATAGTAATAATTATGCTAAAGTTAAGGCTATAACTGAAACAGGTGCTCCAAGTACTAAAGAAGAAGCTTTAGAAAAGATAGATACACCTGCGGCTAAATTGCTTAAAGAGTATCGTGGAATAATGAAACTTCTTTCAACTTATGCTATTGGGTATCAAAAATATGTTATAGACAATAAAATATATCCTACCTTTAATAATTCAGGTAGAGACTCATTTCAATATGGAACTGTAACTGGTAGACTATCTTCATCTGCTCCAAATATGCAGAATATTAGTCATGAACCTACAGAGGGTTGGTGGTTAAGAGAAGCTATTTATGCAAAAGATGGATATAAATTAATTGTTGCTGATGAAGCGCAATTAGAGATGCGCTTACTTGCACACTTTAGTAAAGACCCACATTTGATTGAGGCTATTAAATCTGGTGAAGATATTCATTTAGCTACAGCTAAAATAATCTTTGGTAAAGAAGAAATTTCTTCAGAAGAAAGACGTTTTGCTAAAACTCAAAATTTTTCTACTACTTATGGTCAAGGCATTATTGCTATGGCAAATCAATTAGGGTGTTCTAAAGAAGAAGCTAAAAAATTTAGGTTTAAATATTTTGATACTTTTCCTAAGATTAAAAAATATGTTGATAGAGTAGGAGAAAAACTAGAACAAAATGGGTATGTTAAAACTGTTCTTGGTAGAAAAAGAAGAATTCCTGAAGTGTATTCGAATGAATCTGGTATAGTAGCTAGAGCTAAAAGGCAGGGAGTTAACTCCATTATTCAAGGAAGTGCTGCTGACGTATTAAAAGCAGCTATGGTTAAAATTCATAGTGAGTTTAAAGAAAAGAATCTTGATGCTCATATTTTATTGCAAATCCATGATGAACTTGTCATAGAATGTAAAGAAGAACAAGTTGAAGAAGCTTCTGCTATAGTAAAAGAATATATGGAGCATCCTTTAAATAAAGATTTTAGAGTTCCTCTTGAAGTTGAACCTAAAATATGTAAAACTTGGGCAGAAGGAAAAGACTAAAATATGGGTAGTAACCGGCTACAGCATACAGCCTCAGACGCTCCACAGTAGGCCATGCTGCTAATCGCTGGTGGGTGTTGGGGTAAGGTACTAGGCTACCAGCGGTGAGCATCTGAGACAGGGAGGGTGAAAAATATGGAAGAAGAAAATAATACAAAATATAATCTAGTTATAGAATTAGATTTTAAAAATGGAGAAAGAGAAATTATAATATCAGACCCAGGAGTAGAAGCAGACGTAAGTGCTAATCAATCTTATTGGATTGATACCTTTAGGTCATTAGTAGATAAATATAACTTTTTTCTTCAAACATCAGAAAAAGCCTATATTGTTAAATGGTCAGAAATACAATTTGTTAAAATTTATAGGATAAACTATGGTAAATAAAATTTGGTTTACAGGAAGTCATGGTACAGGCAAAAGTACACAAGTAGATTATTTTCATAATCTTCACCCTGAATTTAATATTCTTGATGTTGAAAGAAGAGAACTACATTCAAAAGGAATTATAAATCTTAATAAAAGAGCAGCGCCTTGGGATGAAATAGTAATAGCTGGTAATGTTATGCTAGGAATATTATCTACTTCAGCACCTTTTATTTCAGATAGAAGTTGGGTTTGTAAATGTGCATATTCACAAGCATTACCATTTGAAGAAGAACTTTTAGCTGCTTGGCATTATATAAATGTTAGGTCTTTTCCTGGTGTAGCAGAAAATGAAATTTATTTTTATTTCCCACCAGTTTTTCCAATAGAAGATGATGGAGTAAGAAGTACTGACCCTGAATATCAAAAAGAGGTAGACTATTATATCCAATTCTATTTAGATTTATTTCAGATTCCTTTTCATACAATGGATTCTTTATCTGTACAAGATAGGCATATAGAAATTTGTAAAGTAGCAGGATTATCGTGGTAGGGGGATAATATGGGAAAACTTAATCCACCAAAAATAGAAACAGGGTCTAATATAGTTAAAAAATTTCAAGACGTTTGTACTGGCTTGACGTTGGTAGCTATGTATAGTATAATATGGATATTGTTAGGGGCTTTAGTATATAGGATATTTTTATGGTTATTCTAATGGAAAGAGAGAAAGATTTGGCAATTCAACATGTAATGGAACAAATAAATAAAAAATATGGAAAAGGTTCTTTAGTTCGTGGTGCTGATGCTAGAGGGCTTGATATAAAAAGACTAAAGACTGGTTCTATTGCTCTTGATGTAGCTACTGGTGGTGGATGGGCTTGGGGGAAATTAAATGAAATCTTTGGTCAATTTTCTGGAGGTAAAAGTTATGTATCAATGCTTACTATGGCTCAAACCCAAAGAGATTATCCAGAAGCTAATATAGCATTAATTGATTTTGAAGGGGCTTTTGATGCTGAATGGGCTAAAAAAATTGGAGTCGATGTAGATAACCTTATTATAAGTTCCCCTGAATATATGGAAGACGGTCTACAAATTGCTATTGACCTTATCCATAGTGGTGATTGTGCTCTTATTGTAGTTGATTCTCTTGCCGCTGCTTGTCCTAAAGCAGAATATACTGGAGATATAACTGATTTTACTGTTGGTCTTCGTGCAAGACTAGGTAATAAATTCGTTAGAAAAAGTAAGGGTAAGGTAGACCTTACTAGTGATGATTTAGATTTAGGAAATACTACTGTTTTGGTAGTAAATCAAACATATAAGAACATTGGTGGGTATGGTGACCCTGATGTAACTCCTGGTGGTGAGCAAGTAAAATTTGGTGCCATGATTCGTGTAAAGATTCGTAAAGGTGAAGTTCTTAATGATTCAAAAGATGGTACACAAATTATGCAAGAGAGTAGATTTACTGTAATTAAAAATAAAACTTATCCTCCACATAAAGCTGGAGCATTTTGGTTCTCTACTACAGATAATCCTAAAGGTAAAGCAGGAGAAATTTATAGGGTTGGAGAAATAATTACTTATGGAGTTTTGACAGGTATTATACAACGTTCAGGTGCTTGGTATGCACTTCCTGAAGAATTTGGGTTAGAAGGAAAATTACAAGGTGAAGCAGCAGTAGCCGATTGGGTAGAAAATAATCCTGATAAATATCCAAAACTTGAAGAATTAGTAATGAGTACTATATTTAAAAGAGAAACAAATTAGAATTAAAGCTAATACAGAAAGAGGAACTAAAGTAAGAGTCTTTAAAGATAAGGAAGAAATAACCAATAGATGTACAGAAGTAGAAGAAGATGGTTCTATGGCCATTAATTTGAAATTAGATGATAATGACCATGTATATTTAGATGATTCAGGGGAGTTAG